ATCTCTTAGGCAGCTTCGACTCGTTCGCCGGCCAATACTTTGCGGGGGTGTGGGACGAGAGCAAACTGATTCTGTCGGCATACCAACAGGAAAGGCTGATTCAGGCGTGGTGGACGCGCTGGATGGCACACGATGATGGGTTTGTCGATCCGGCCTCGGTAGGATGGTTCACGAGTGGCAAGGTGAGTCCAAAGCAGTTCGAGGACGTGTTCGGCGTGAAAATAACTGAGGCTGTCACTGTCGTAGTCTATTACCGTGAGCTAAACGGGAGCGGTATAGAGCCGGGAGATTTGATACGGCAATGCCGAAAACTTACCACCATCGAAGAAGCAAAAACCATGAGCCGCTATTTTCTCTCCCCTGACGCTTGGGAAAAAGACTCCAAAGGTCATAGCGTGGCCGATGAGATCAGCCGGGAGCTGTTGCGAGTAGAGAAGGTGCCATACAAGGATCGTGAATTGCAAGTCACTTTCCCTTATCCAGAACCAGCTACAAACGCACGCATCGGCGGCTGGCGGTATATGTATGCCTGCATGAAAAAGACAGCGGACGTTCTGGATGGGTGCATGAACCCCAGCCGGACAGACGACGATTACGAATCTGAGGGCGGGGGTTACTCTCTGAATACGCCATTGTTTTTTATATCTGGGGAGTGCCAAGAGGCGATTGAGGCTGTACCTATGGCGATCCGGGATGAGAAGCACCCTGGGCGCTCAGAAGATGTTTTGAAGGTTCACGGAGCTTTATTTGATGGGATTCTCGACCAAATGCGGTATGGTTTAATGAGTATGCTGAATCCAAAGGAGAAAGCGCCGTTGCCGGTTCGGATGCAGGAGAAGTGGCAGGAGATGGGCGCGGCGGATCACACGGTCAAGGCGATCCAGATGAAGAAGATGGAGCATGAGGCACAGCAGAGCGCGAAGGGGAGGAAGTCTCGATGGTCGAGGTGACAGGTCCAACCTTATCGGAGCGCGAAACCTGGGTGCGCGAGCAGCGCGAGGAAATTGCCAAGGCTCGTATGGAGACGCAAGAGCAGGCAACCCAGCGCAAGCGCGAGATACTCAAGAACGTGAAGCGCGGCCCGCGAGAGGAGAACGATTACCGTGATTAGAAGCTGGTTGAGAGAGTGGCTCGGCGTGACCGCGATTGAGGAGCAATTGGCGCGGGATACCGCTGCTGTAAAGCAATTTGCCGAGGCCGTCACAGCAAAATCGTTGACACGCACCGGCCCGGAAGCGCAAGATTCTCACAGGAAGCCTCTTAGCGGCGCACAGTTGCGTATTGCGGCGGCTCGACAGAACATCACGGTACCGGAGCCGACACAGGCGGAAAGGCTGGCAAATGGCTGAGAAAATGAAGGGTATGGGCGGTTTGAGTAAGATGGGCGGAGAGTTCACCAAGTCCGAGAAGCCAAACCTTCGCGATGAAGACAAAGGTCAACAGCGCACTCCGGAAAAGGGAAAGGTGGACGGCGAGGGCGGAGAAACTCAGACCACCATCACCCATCATGCGGACGGCACCCATACATCCGAGCACCAGGACGGAACTCGCGAGGAGCACCCCGACCATCTGCACATGCTGGCGCACATCGGCCACCATGTCACGGGCGGCGACAAGCACCACGTCGTCCACCACGACGGGATGAGCGCGCACAGTCACTCGATTGGCGAGGACGGCCAGCACGACGATCACGCCGAATCGAATTCCGCAGACGATGCCAGAGGCGCGCTGGACAAGTTCCTCGGGGAAGAGGCTCAGGAGCCGGAGCATCAGCACGGCGGCGAAGAGGATCAACAGCAAGAGCCGCAGTATGGCGGGATGCAGGGATAAGGCGCTGGTCGATCTCGGAACCAGAGCGCGGTTGCAGTGCATATAACGAGTCATCGGTAAAGGAGTCCCACCATGGCACTTAGCAGGTTTTCAGGACAATTCAACGCCTTCGAGTTCGCGTACGGAGTCAATCCAACCGTCGCGCCTCTTGTGGCGATCAACGGCCCAGCCGCGACTGGAGCGGGAACACTTACGCTCGCTTACGGCTATTTCACCACTGCAGACGGAACGGTGGTCAACTATCCACTGAACACCAACGCTCCGATTATCGTTGGCCTGATTCAGTCGGAAACTGTCACGCCCAGTTCCGTATCGAACACAACGCCGGGAATGTATGGCTCTCCGACCGTCACCGCGACATTCACCTATCTGCATGGCAATGGAGACGAAATCCGCTCTGGAACCGTGGGCTTGCAGGAAGCCATCAACTACTGCGCCAACGTGTATGGCGGCGGAACGGTTATCGTGGACGCGCGGTGGGCGCTCTATGGCGGAACCACTGCCATGCTTTCCGCCGCGGTGGTGCCTCCGAACGTCACCATTTCCGATGTGCGCAACGGGATTGGTTCTTCGGGGAGCAATGTGCCTTCGTCGCTGACCCAGCTTGCGGCTCCGACAGCCGTATCGACTTCGGCAGCAACCTTTGGGCTGCTCACCACGGCAACCACCGGCGGCGCTATCCCGGCGACCTCGACCTACCGCCTGGGTGTCACCTACGTGGATGCGTTTGGCGGTGAGACAACGCTCTCGATCGATACCAACGCCTTGGCGACGATTGCGACCGGCGCGGGCGCCACCAACGTCATTCAGCTCACCAGCCCGGCGGCTTTGGCCGGCGCGGTCGGCTATCGCGTCTACATGACGGCGGCTGCCGGAGGGACACTCACGGAAATCCTGTATCCGGTCGGTAACGCGGCTATCACGGGAACGCAATCGACGGCCAGCTCTACGGTCGGCCCCAATGCGCTGCCGTCCTTCCAGATCGGCACCCCGGTAACGATCACCGCGATCATCACCGGCACGGCAAAGGTTCCGCTGGCGGCAACCGCGTATGCCTCGGCAACCATTCCCACTTTCCCTGCTCCGGTCACCAGCTATCCACCCTTTGCGGCGCTGGGCACGATTGCGGCGGCTGCAACCGGGACGCTGGGCAGCATCAACTTCCCGGCGGCCTTCCTGAATTATGTCGGGCGCACGCTTCGGATACGCGGCATGGCCTATGCCACAACCAACGGCACCGGCGGCACGATCACGCTAGAGGCGATTCTTTCGAGCATTGTCGGCGTGACCTCGATTACTCCGTGGTCAGCAGTCACATCGGCCATCGCTGGGTCAGTAACCGTAGTGAACATGCTGTTCGACATCGAGATCGTCACGGCCTCGACGGGCACGACAGGCACGCTCGAAGTGCATGGGCAAATGTCCTACAACGCGGCAGGTACGGCAGTTGGATCGGTGTCACAGGACTTCGTGATTGCCGCATCCTCGGCTGTGAACCTGACCCTGGGCCTAAACCTGGCAATCGCGCACCTGAACACCACGCTGGGCACCACGGTTAGCCAGTTGCGGCAGTTGACGGTGGAGGTCATCAAGTAACGATGCCAGCCAAGAGCCTAGCTCAGTTGAGATGGGTTAACTCCCCAAGCGGCCACAAAGCCCTTGGGGAGTCTGGCGTCAAAGAATGGGACACAGCAAGCAAGGGATTGAAGTTGCCAGAAAAGAAACCGGAACGTAAAGGGTTGTATGCCGCAAGGAAAAGGTAAGCGATGGCCAATCTCTATCAGGCAAAGCGCAACAAGATGCCCAAGAGCGAGTTTGCGGGGAAGGGAACATCCTTCCCCATAAACGATGCTACTCACGCACGCTTGGCTATCGGCGGGGCGACACGCTCGGAGCGTGCGGGCAACATCTCCGCATCCGAGGCTGAAAAGATCAAGGCGAAGGCGCGGGGCAAGTTGTATCCGGGGGGAAAATGAGCGAAGAGAACCTCAACCAGCAGGCCGATGCCGCTATCGAGCAAGCCCTCGAAGCCGCCAGTATTCCCACAGACAAGCAGAAGGCGCTCGCCAATCTGGAGTTTCTGCAAAAACAGTACTGGCGCGTCCGCAACAATGCGCAGCGGTACATGCGCTGCCCCTACTGCACAGAAGACAAGCGGATGCGGAACTTCCCCGGCAGTAAGAAGCTGTGCTGTGTCATGTTCGCCAAGGCGCTGAAAGCGATTCTCGACCGGCAAGATGAAGTGGACCGGGCACAGAACGCGGCGAAGACCATCGTGCGGATTGCGGAAATGGCGGCGAAATGTACAACGAATTAGACGTGCAGGATTTACAACGGCGGTTGCGTAAGGCAGAGGAGGATATTGCTAAATTAAGCCGTATGTTCTTCTGCCATTCGCATAATCCCGTTACTGGAAGCGTTGTGCGGAGCCGTGTCGAAGAAGATAGATTACGGGAGGCGGCGAAGAACTGATGGCAAGTCCCGCAATGGCCCCGCCAGCTGCCACCGAGCAGAATCCCGACACGGGCGGCGCTCCCGTCACGCAACAGCCACAGCCATCCGAGCCTATGTCGTTCGGCAAGAACAACCGCAAGCTGCCTGACGAGCTGAAAGATGTTCTCGAAAGCCTCATCAAAGACTTTCAGCAGCAGGAGAAGTTCGACCGCATCTATGAATTCCTGCTCGACCGCAAACTGCGCTGCTACGATGACGGCGTGCAGCACTTCTACGGCAACAATGGCACTGGAGTTTACCAGATTGGCGAGGCGGGCGGTTCGATTGATATTGGCGGTGAGCAGGTTGAGTGCTCAGAGTATCTCGATACCTACAACATCGCCCGGGCCCGCCGCCGCACCATCGATGCGGTTCTGACGCAAAGCCCTCCGGGAATCATTTTCGAGCCCGACAAGCCAGATTACGATCCCGATATTCAAGCGGCGGAAACTGCGGAGGGTTATCGGCATCTCTTCGACCAGAAGAACGATGTAGCAGACATTCAGCAGTCGGTCACGCGCATGTTCGAGCTTTCCGGGCGTGTGGTGGCGTGGACATACACCGCTCGAAATCAGCAAAAATGGGGCTTGAACGATCAAGGCCAGCCGCGCCGCATGGAGACAACGGAGATTTTTGGGACGCTCGAATCAAAGGTGCCAATCATCTGCCGGAATCAGGATGGCGCACTTTACTGCTTCTTGTTCAAAGATCCCAACATCCTGATTGCCCGCGATGAGAATCCATGGCTTCAGGATGAGAATGGCACCTGGAAGATTGCCGAGGGCGAGGGCAGCATTGGCGAGACGGACTGGGAGCGTTATGCACGCCTGGGAGTGCGCCAGACCAAGAAAGGCAATATCCAGATTTCCAATGCGCTGAATCATCTGGTGACCGAGCTGCACGCCTTCATCCGGCCGGCCGCTTTCCGCGCCACATGCTGCGATAAGGTCTACACCGGAGCATCCGGTTGGGATGAGCAAGCAGAGGATTACGTGCGCGAGCCCGCCACGAATGAGGATGGCGAGCCGATGAAGGTAGGCGACATGCTGCGCAAGCTCTATCCCGAGGGCGCGCATGTGGTCTACATCGGCAAGGTGTATAGCGAGTCAACCCCGGATTCGATGGACGATTGTATCGACATCGTGATGAGCGAGAAGCGGGATTCGCTGACCGGCGGCGCACTGATGGAGCCGATGATTCCCATTCAGGATGGCTTTAACGACTTCAAGAATGCCGAGCGCGAGTTTTACGAAAAGGGATGGCCTGTCACCTGGTTCAAGGGCGATCAGCAGGATTACGATGCGTTCGTTGCTCAACAGGCAAGGCCGGCGCAATTCGCACTGTTGAAGAATCCGCTGGGTGGCCCCGAGCTTCCAGTCGAGAATCAGTTCTACAAAGAGCCTGACATGACCGCACCTGAGACGTTCGTGCAGTGCATGGAGGACTACCGCGGGCCGCTCTCGCAGGACATTACGGGCGCTTCCCCGGCGCTTGAAGGCGTGGCTGGGCCGCATGATGAAACCGCCAGCCAACGGGCAATGGACAAAGCGCAGTCGATGGGGATTCTCGGGCCGACATGGAGCCGCGTGCAACTTGTCTTCGCCGGGATTTACAAGAAAGCCGCCTTAGCCGCATCGAAGAACCCGGATCACGCCAAAGAGATCACGGTTGCGTTGAGCAACAAGCAGACAGCGACGATTCAGTTGCAGAGATTATCTCGAGGCTCGTTCCATTGCAAGCCGGATACCGATTCGACTTTTCCCGAGTCAACGGCGGCAAAGCGGGCTACGCTAGCCACGTTACTCCCGCAGATCGCAACCTCGCCCATTGGGGCCGAGTTTATCAACGATCCGGAGAACTGGGAAGAGGTTATGCGGATTGAAGGACTAGCCGAGGATTTCTCAGTTATCCCGGCAGAGGCGGCGCGGAAGCAGATACGCGAGATCGACATTCTCATCCGCGAGGCTCCAGTCCCAAATCCGGCGGTCGCACTCTATCAGCAGCAGCACGCGGCACTGGCTATCCAGGCGCAACAGGCGGGCTTGCCTGAGCCGCCTTATCAGCCGCCGCCGGATGAATTGCCGTCGATTCAGCCAAAGAAGCGCGATTACCATAAGTGGGAGCTTGCGCAGTGCCAGCGGTGGCTATCGAGTGATGCCTGCTGGCGGCTCGAAGTGCAGGGCGATCTCGAAGCGGAAGCTGGCCCGCAACCGCCATTGCCGCCCATGCCCGGATATTCCGACAATCCGCATGTACGCAACGTGGAGCTGCACGCCGACATGCACGAGCAGTTTTTGCAGCAACAGGCGATGGCGCAGCAAGCAATGATGCCCCCACCGCCCGCCCCGAAGGGAGCGCCTGGAACACAGTCGCCCCAAGCCCATTCACAAGTCCAGGCTAATGCCCAACCTCCGGGCGCACCTGGCCAACCGACGATGTAGGAGAGATACATGCCAGACGACGGCGCAGTAGCAACGCTGGAAGCCCCGGCGGCAGATGCGGGGTTGGTCGA